TCGAACGTGCGACCCCTGCTTCCCAAAAGCAGTGCTCTACCAAACTGAGCTACATCCCGTCATTGATCAAATTGACTTAGATCATCCAACATTCTCTTTCTCTCATCGATCTTTCCATCGATGTACCCTGAACGATATTCCCATGTCTGACCACCGTCCTGTCCCTTCTTAGGATTGATGCATTGGTGATTACCCAGTTTATTACAAACCAATCCAGCAAGATCTAACTCACTGTCTTTATATTGGTTTCCTGTTCCTCTCCAAACGTGTTGCCCATTTACCCATTGGGCACCACACTTCTCACATTCCTTCCTCTCCAATTTAAAATCGGACAGTTCGCGATCAGACATCAGTTTTCTCCTTACTAGATTTAAATTTTTTTAGACTCATTTGAAGTTGCCTCTCAAGTTTTTTCTTGAAAAACCACATCCGGATCCTAATAAAAAAGAATCTTATGTTGAGGTCGATGTAATAAAACAACCTCATAGTTGCATCATAACCACCGACGATCACTAATGCAACTACTGTGAGAAAACCAAGATAAAAAACCAGCATATTAGTTTTGGCTATCGGATTTCGAAGTCCAATTTACGCACCTTACGTCTGCGTCTTGCCTCTTGATAAGCAAGTTCTTCGGCAGAGAAGTGACTATCAATTTTGACTTCTCTGTTATATGATACCATAACAACCTTATCTAAGTCAACAGCAGAAACTTTGTTGTCAACCACTTTCATTTGATTTGGACATCCGCAAAGTTGAACTTTGCTCGTACTTTCCAATTCTGTATTGCAGTTTTTACATCTAACTACTATCATGGTCAATAAACCAAATCACTTCATTTTATTTATGAAGTGACAAAAACTCCCCCGGCAGGATTCGAACCTGCGACCAGACGATTAACAGTCGTCGGCTCTACCGCTGAGCTACAGAGGATTGGATTGTTCCTTCTTAAGTTTGAAATACAGTTTATAATACTTATCACACATTTCTCTAAGGACATCTCTGTCCTCATCAAAACCCAGTTTCTTGGTATGTTGATAAGACCCCTCCAAATCAGAAATAAGCAAGAGAATTTCTACTGGTTTCATGTTCCTAAAGAAGGAAGTGGAGAATAGGAGACTCGAACTCCTGGCGTCCTGCTTGCAAAGCAGGTGCTCTACCAACTGAGCTAATCCCCCGAAGCGGGATATCGGATTCGAACCGACGACATTCAGCTTGGAAGGCTGACGTTCTACCACTGAACTAATCCCGCATAAAACAACTATAACCTATGTAGATTATGTTGTCAAGCCACTTACCCGACTTGAACGGGTGACCTGATAATTACAAATTACCTGCTCTATCCAGCTGAGCTAAAGTGGCATCAACAATAAAGAAACTCTCTCCATTCGTCATCCCGAGTATTATTCAGGATTAACATGACCTTGCTTATGGGTTTCCTGGGAGTGTTTTTGAGTTTCATATCTAGTTGACTTAAGTCAAGATTACCTTTCTTGACATTACATGTCTCACAACATGCTACTAGATTCTCCCAGGTATTTTTTCCACCTTTGGATCGTGGGATTACATGGTCAACGGTAAGGTGACTTCTGGACCCACAATACTGACATTCCTGATTATCTCGTTTGATAATATTTGCTTTGGTTGGATGAATTAACTGCTGTGTTCGAAATGGAATCCGAACAAAATTCACCAACCGTATAACTTTTTTAGAAATGTATTGTGCTTTCTCTTTGAAAAGTAGGATGATTGCTCTTTTCCAAGAGGTAAAATTGAGTGGTTCGTAAGAACTATTTAATACTAAAACGGTAGAATTAGGTTGGATAGTTTGCATGAGTAACCATAATCAATTTTATTTAGAGGTGTTATGGGATAAACCCAACGTCTCAGGTAGGATTCGAACCTACGACCAACGCTTTAGAAGAGCGATGCTCTATTCCACTGAGCTACTGAGACAGGTTAATGGTTTCCTATCGCCGCTACTTCTGAAACCATCAAAGGGAAGTACCGCAGTTGATTAACTTCTCTCTAGTCCATCATTCATATAATCAACATAGTCATCATACTCTTCTTCTGAAATCTTGTCAAGTATTATGACCTCATCATCAATTTCAGGATTCAGACATTCATACCATTCATCGATGATAGCAAGTTTATCATACATCCGATCTACAGGTTTATTCTTGTCATAGTCTTCAATAAGATCAATGACCCAATCACGAACATGATTGAGGGCTTGCTTAGTGCTATCCTTCATAATAATCTTTGCGGAAGTACCTGCTGAGGATGTTACTATTATAGTAGGCAGGTCCACCCGTGTCAAGCGACTCGGTAAGGACCCCGTTGACAAATAACTGCCTCGTCTCTTCGAAGTTTGTCTTACCCGGTGTCTCATGTAGAGACAGGATAGTTCTGCTAAAATTGTTTCTGCCAAATTTTTCAATGTCTTCTTTAAGTTCAGGACAAGACCCATAATATTTTTTCCAGTCAGATTCAGATTTTACTTTTCGTTTCTTTCCCTTTGGAGTTCTAAACTTCCAGAAGTACTTTCTACCGATGTACTTTTTACCTGATTGTAGATTTGTAATGAGATAGACAAAACCGTACAGATTGTTAATATCCTCAGATAAAAAAGTTCTACCCTCAAAAATCCAGGGGTTCTCATAATCACACTCTGTATTCTTCAATGATATCTAAAACTGAGTTTAGATATTTATGTGCTAGATCTTTATGATATCCTTCCGTATGTTCCTGAAATAACTGCTCCTTTAACTTCAAAACTCTGAGTTTTAATTCATCCTTAGTGAGACTATTTCTAGGCATAAAAATAGGGGAGTGTTACTTCCCCTATTTAAGCAAATTATCTTAGGTTTGTCATAATTGGAAACCACTAAATGTGGATTCACTGACATCTTGTTTGATTCCACCGACAACATAAGACTCAACTTCCGTTTCTTGTGGAGCAACTTGGAGTCCTTTGGAAGAAATCCAGTGTTGCGTCCAAGGAAGAGGATTATTCTTCGCAGGAATATCATAAACTGGTTTGAGACCAATCGCCTTCATACGACGATTAGCAATCCACTCAACATACTGTTGAAGTAGTTTATCATTCAAACCAATCATACTACCATCTTTGAACAAATAATCTGCCCATGCTTTTTCTTCATTCACGGCACGGTCAAACATAGCATAGACCCATTCTCTTTCTTCCTCAGCAATCTGTTTCATTTCAGGATCATCACCACTGGTCCACTTGTTTAAAATGTTCTGAGTGATTGCAACATGCTGATTTTCATCTCTTGCGATAAGAGAGATTATCTTTGCTGATCCTTCCATGAGCTTGAGTTCACCAAAGGCGAAACTACAAGCAAAACTAACGTAAAACCTAATACCCTCAAGAATGTTAACGTTTGCAACTGCTCTGTAGAGTTTTCGTTTAAGTTCATGCTTTCCGTCTAGTGCTGCTGGAACTTCTTCTAGTGCATACTTCCAATCATTTCCATTGTCATATTGATGTGCATGATTTATAAAGTCGTCATACGACTCTGTAACACTTCTAGCACGGTCTAGGATACGTCTATCATCTACAATCTTATCAAACACCTCTGAGGGGTCTGAATAGACGTTCTTGATGATATAAGTATAGGAACGACTATGGATCATTTCCATAAACTCCCAGACCTTCATACAACCCTCAAGTTCAGGTAATGAACAATAAGGTGTAAATGCCATACCAGGACCACGACCTTGAATCGAATCAAGCATGATCTGGTATTTTAGATTAGAAGTGTAAATGTGCTTTTGTTCTGGTCTTAATGTTTGATAATCTCCTCGATCCTTTTGAAGGGACACTTCTTCAGGTCTCCAAAAATATCCTAACTGTTGTGTGGTAAGTTTTTCAAAAGCAGGATACTTGTAGGAATCATATCTTTGAACACCTAGTGGTGCTCCGAAAAACATGGGTTGTTTTTTGGTATCGACTTTTTCAGTATTGAAAACAGTCATTCCTTCAATCTTAGTTTCTTTATGATCCCCTACTGGAGAAACCTTAAACTGCACAAGACTCACACTCTCCCTCCTCTGTTTCTGAATTTAGTAGCTCGTCAATTAATTTATCAACTGAATCATCAGATACTTCATCACTCTTTTGATCATAAGTATTCTGATAATAGGAAGTCTTCCATCCATACTTATATGTAGTTAGAAGGTCATTTGCCATGACCGAAACTGGAACCTCATTGTCTGGATAGTTCTCTGGATTGTAACTCCAGTTACCAGAAATTGCCTGATCAAAGAACTTTTGCATCACTGCGACAACATTAATGTATCCTTTATTGTTAGGCATCTCCCACAATAGTGTGTAGTTGTTCTTCAGTG